TGGGTGCGCGGGATTCGGCGTGGCTCTAGAAAAAAGCCCGGGCTGGTCTTGCGTGTCTCCCTGCGACCTTTGCATGCTTTCCTCGCTTGCTCTTTCTTACCAAGCTAATGATAAGTAGTTCTTTAGCTCCAGCGTGGCGAGCGCCATGCCTGCCTGATGATGGTGCGGTCTTGCTTTCTGCCGTTGCACGATCTACAAAGCGATTGAAGGTTACTAATGTCATGGTTCGGTTCTCCATCTCCTGGGGGCGTAATGTGGTCAATAGTCCAATCCCCCCCCACTAATTCTTTGGAGCAGATGACACAAACAGGTTCAAGGATTGTTTTGGCGTAGGCTCTTGCCTTTGCCCAAGCCGTGCTGTTGTGCCACTCTGCCATTGTTATTTCTTGTTGCTCTTTGAGCGTAGGTTGCTTAGGTCAATAGTGGTAACGCCTAGCTCGGAGAGCATAGCGATTATGATCGCGCCGAATACCCAGGCTAGAAGCAATAGCGTCAACCAAGGTGCAAAGGTGTATAACAACCAGGCTAGTGCGTGAGCGCCAACGATACCGGCTGCGATGATTAGGGCTGCTAGAAACTCTTTCATGAGTTGCCTTTCTGTGTAAGGTGCTTATTAGCTTAGTGTAAATACTGAGCCTGTAAAGTGTTTTCCTCTTTCAAGCTCAAAGCAAGTTAGTCCCGGGAGCGACTCAGAACCGCTGTTTAGGCGATACCACGAACTTCCGTTGTCCATCGTTTTGCCTTGAATCCAATACCTGCTACCCCCATTCGCGTGAGCGCCTAGCTCTTGCACTCTGAGATGATGGAAGTGCCCGGTTAGCCCGATAGAAGCAGCAGCCACCGGTTGATTACCAAAGGTTTGCTTTTCCCACCAGCTTGGAACGCCTTCCGGGCGATTGCTCTGATGCCCATGCCACAAACCAAGAATGTGAAATTGGTCATCAAAGACATCAATTGCAAGTGACTCGTCTTGTGGGTGAGGGATTAGCACCTCTACCCCCAAGTCTGTTTCATCGCTTAGGCGCTTGATTTGCTTGGCGATCATAACGCCCCAATCGTCTTGCCCCACATACCCAATCTGTTGCCCATTCAATCTGAACTGACAATGATTGCTTGCGACAGTTGCAAACGATACGGCGCTGTATTTCGCCACTTGCTTTACTAAGTCCCAAAGCAGCGTAATTGCTAGGTCTACCTGTTGCATCTGGCTAATGCTGTTGGTGTAGGTCTGTTGAGTGCTGGCTTTGTTGTAGAAGCCCTCAATCAAGTCACCCATTTCAGCAAGTATGACCTTTGCGTATTTGCCTCGCTTTACCTGCTGCTCAACCGAAGTGAACGCTGCGAAGATACGCTCCAGCTGCTCTTGCAATCCTCCCCTGCTGTCACTCTTGCCTAGCTGGAAGTCTGCCAGCATCACTACTAGCACTTTGTCGAAGTTAGTGATTACCGGTTGCTTTGGGAGTCGCTTGCGGGCTTCTTTATAGATCAGCTCAAGTTGCTTCTCAGGTTGTCGAAGTCTGAAGTTGAAGCGATAGCTTGTCAACCAGGATTCATCGTATTTCTGCCAACGCGATGTTCTGGGATTTCCGTAGATCTCGTATTTGTCAGAATCAAAGCCCTGAAGTTCTAGAAACTCCTCAAAGTTAGGAACTTGTCCCTCTGGTATTGCCGGAGTTACTGCCCAACCCTCTTGTCCGTCAAACTCTAGTGCTGGGCGGAAGTCTTTTGGAGCTTCAATCTTTGCTGCGGGCTTTAGATTTTCGAGCATGAACATAGCCCTGCGCGATGCTTGCCAATAGCGGTATCTGACAGCACTACCCCCACATTGCGCAGCGCCTTTTCAAGTGTCTTGTGAGGAATGCTCAGGTCAGACAGATTGCTCATTAGGATTTCGCGATCTGCTTCGCTGAGACTCTCCCAAAAGGTGCGGACAGCGCAAGGGAATTTCCGGGTTGGGATTCTTAGACTTTCTAGCATTAGATTCCTTTCTCTGTGTTGAATCTAAAGTATTGGTTGAAGTTAGGATTCGGGTAGCGACTCGCCGAGGAACTTGTGCAGGGTAATCAGCACACCTCTAGGCAGCCCTTCGGCTTCGTAAACCTTATGAGCGACAATCTCGCAGATTTGTGAATCATCAGCAATTACTCCCGATTTGGTTGCAGCATCACCTATAGCCCTTATGAGCTTGTCTAGATCAGGTTTGACGCTAGGCAATGCCCGCGTTGCAGTTTTTGGTCTAGGCATAAAGAAGATAGCCGTTAGGGATACTGCTCCGAGCATAGGTTCACAGCCCAGGTTGGCTTGCTCCAGCTTGTCCTGAACGAAAGCCCGCCAGACCGGCAGATTCTTGTTGGCTTCCACCAGAACGCAGCGCCCGCCTCTGTTATAGGCATTCTTACTGCCCTGAGGTTGCGCTACGCCTGGAACGAATACCTGAATCACACTATCCCTTTGATTGCCGTAATGACATCAGCTAATGCGTAACAGTCTGAATGGTCGCAACCTTTTTCATAGTGATCAAAGCAAATGCGCTTGCCAATGATTTCCATAATCTGACCTACGGTTTCTACTTTGCCCTGTTCGCGGTAGTAGTTTCTTACCGGTTCGCCTGGTGTCATGCTCGTTGCTCGAACTTCGACTTGTAAGGGTCAATGCCATGCCGGACTAACCAATTAATCTCGTCAGGGTTGTTGTTGTGAACTCGGTTGTGAAACATCATCGCCTTGATACACCAGCCGTTGAAAATAATGCCGTGATTGTTCATGTGAACAACACCATTAGCACTAATCTCACCGCAAAAGTCGCAAGTCTGAGGCTCCCGGCTAATTTGCTTTAGCTCAGGTTGCTCAAAGATTGAGAGCATTGTCATTAGAACGGCATTTCCTCAAAGGCCGCTTCGTTGCTTGCCTGCTGAGCCTTGCTAACAACCTTCTTCAGCTGAGCGTTCTGCAAGTGATGTTCAACAACAACCTTCTGCTCGCCCTGCTTGTTCGTGTATTCGCCGATTTTCGTTGACAGTTCTCCGGTGATCTCCACAAAGTCCTGCTCTTGCAGATTCATAGCCTGAGATTCGCTAAACCAGGCTGTCCAAAGTCGTGAATAGTCTTTCCCGTTAGCGTGAATGTTCTCCCAAACTGAGATTCGCTTTCCCTCCCAGCCGATTGAGTTGACTTCTCCGCCGATAGTGATCTGTGCCATTTCTGTGTTTCCTTTCTGTTTTGTTTTTGAAACTCTGAAAGCCTATAGGTATTAATGTCTAAAAATAAGAGTTATTTAACTAATGTCTATTTTTAGTTATTAATAACTATAGATATTTATATATATATAAATAAGAGATGTATTAATATTCAGAAATGTTTTCAATTTCTTCGATTGCTTCACGAATTCCGAGAGCGATTTGAGGAAAAGCTTTTGACATCTGAGCTTCCTTTTCCCAAAGCAATTGCGTTACTCGCTTAATTACATCTTTCTCCGCGTCAACATACCCGTTGCGATAGATGATGTCCTCAATAGTGACTTTCCCGCGATCTGGTGCTATCATGTGTTTACCCTTTCGTTGAATGGTTAGAGCCTAGCTCGCCCCTGGTAGGTTTTCTGTGTCCTATCAGGGGTTTTTATTATTTCAAGCTTGCAGCTAGATCAGCAATCTTCTTCAAGTCCTCTGCTGACAACTTTGCAGACTGCGCTTCCTTGTAGATAGCCCTGAGAGCCTCTAGGTTGCCCGCTAACGCCTCAACAGTAGCTCGGTTGAGTAAATCCTTAGACTCGTCAATTGAAGCCCTAGAAACGGCTTTCATCTCCTCGCGCGAAGGTCTGATTGCTTTCCCGTCTTTCTTAGGTTGAAAGTTCAGGGTTGCCAATACGCGACCTAGGGCAGAAGTAGAGCAGTTCTCAATGAAGCTTTGCTTGTTGATGTTGCTGCTTCCCCTAGTTTCCTGAGCAAAGTCAATTGCTGCCGGGCGCGTGTCCTCGCGATCTGTATAAGCCGAAGCCTTGATAACAATCTCGGTTTCGTTGATTAGCACTATCTCGGTGTGCAATCTTCCGTTTGGGTATTTGTCCCAGAACTTGCTGATGCGGTCAGCTACCGGTTCGTAGTTGTCAAGAAATGACATTTAGTTTCCCTTCGTGAATGTGAGATACGGTTTGCCCGTGCCTCGTTGTGCCAGGCGAACGATTTCAACCCCGCCTAGCAATCCAACTCTAATTCCCTGCAACTCGTCTAGTGCCTGAGACTTGTATTTGTTGAGGTTTGATTCAGCAGCATCAAAGATTTGCTTGGCTGCTAGTAGGTCTTTGGCGCAGCTCAACTCCTTGCTGTCATCAATCAGATCAGGTGACAACTCGCGCATAGTTTCGAGTGTGCTTGCACTCCCGTCATAGTCCGGGGCTACACCTAGGTTTAGAAGCCCTAGGAACAGGTTTACAGCCTCTAACGACTTGTTGACAAGGGTTTCATCGTATTCGACTATAAACTCCCTGAAATCGCCTCCTGTGACCGCTACGAGGGTAGCAGGGTTTTTCAGCCCTAAAACATACTGATACCACATCACTTGCAACTGATAGTGAATCGGGACTTCATTCCACCATTGCGAGGTGTGCTTGATTTCCAGAATTGACAGATTACCTAGCTGATCTTCAATCACGCCGTCAGGGTTTGCCTTATACACCGGAGCATCAACCTTCGCCCAAGTCCCCAGGTCACGGTGAACCTTCAAGTTAGGGTTTAGGTCTTGAAACATCTCAGCAATGCCGGCTTCTAGGTAGTTGCCTAGCATCATGCGCGTAGTCGCTTCACGCTCTAGCAGCTCGCCTGTTTTTTCGTAGTAGAGAGTCAGAGCGCTTTTCCAAGGGTTGAGTCCCACAATAGAACTTACGTCGCTACCGGTAATTGACTCCCTGCGCCACTTTAGCCAGGTAGCTGAACCTGCTTCAGCCTTCCCGAATAGTCGTGCGCTGTTGTATCGTTCGATTTTCTGCGTAATAGTCATGCTGCGAACCTAGCACAGCACTCAGACTTTTTATTTTACGTTGTCCTGCTCGTCATCGAATAGGTCAGCATCGTTATCGTCAATCAGATCATCGAAGTCATAGTTGCCGTCTTGAGTCACCTTCAAAGCATCTTCAACAGCTTCGCTATCGCTCTTGGCTACGGCAGCGCGGTAAGCGTTCTGAATGTCTGTCAGCTCCAGCGAACCCTTCCAGGCAACAGCAACACCGATAGTAGTCAGCACAACTGCAAACGCTGAGCCGACACCGATTAGGCTGCCTAGCCACCAATTGCCAGCGACAGCACCGATAGCAGTTCCTCCGAAGAAGGTTGCCAGCACTAGACCTAGTGATCGGATAAGGATTTGCTTTACATGTTCTTTCATTTGTTCGCCTTTATAAATTCGATAGGGTCAATCTTTTCCGAGGTGCTGCCAAATACTGATTTGAGCTTAGCCCCAACAGTTAGGTGCAGGTGAGCGCCAGAGCTTGCAGAGCCGGTGTTGCCTACAAAGCCAATAGTGTCACCCTCTTTGACTTTCTGCCCAACCTCATGCCCTTCAGCCTTTAGGTGACAGTAGCCCACATACCAAAGCTTGCCCTCTTTGTCCATGACTCGCTGCACCGATACATTGCCTAGCACCTTGCTGAACTGTTGCAGAACAATAGTCCCGTTAGCAATTGCCGGGATAGGTGTTCCTTCCGCGACAGCCCAATCGACACCTGAGTGCGGTTGCATTCCGTTCTTTCGCCTGAACTCGCTTAGAGTCCCGAAGCGACCTGTAATCTTCTTCCAGTCAAAAGGGAATCTCATAGCAAAGCCTGATTCACAACGACAACAGCAACAGCTGTTAGGGCTGCCGATGCAAAAGCAGTCACCCAGGCACTACTCCACCTGGCTCTTTCAAGCTCGCGAACGCGGGTTTCAAGATCAGCGTAGTTCTTTACAGTCGCTTTGATTTCCGCGATGTCCTGAGCAAGCTGAAACAGGATTGAGTCGTGTCCGGGTAGCTCTGGCATAACTAACCTACTAGGGCTGCAATTTCAGCGTCAGACAAGCCTAGAGCTGCGAGCTTAGTGATTGCACTCGCCTTAGCTGCTTCCTTAGCTGCCTGGTCAGCTTCGCGCTGTTCCTGCTCGGCTAGTGCCTGCAACTGCATTAGCTCACGCTCGGCAATCTCCTCCTCAGTTAGAGGAATGATTTCACGCTCGCCTGTTTCGCAGTTGATTACTAGCTTGGTTGGGATTTCTTGAGTCATTGTCTTTTCTTTCTGTTAGCTAACTGTCGTTACGCCGTCTGAACCCTTTAGCACTCCGTAAAGGGTTGCTGAAGTGTATTGAACAAAGTTTCCTAGACCTGGCGTTAGTCGAATAGTTGTAATCGGGTCAGTTCCAGACCAAGAAACAGCAGCGATTGTTTGATACGCAGTAGTTCCGTTGTTTTCGCTTACGCCGTCACCCGATACCGATTTGGCGGTGCTTGCGGTGTAGTTGGGAATGTAAATTTGGGTATTGCCAAAAGTGTTGGCTGTATCGCCGTTTAGGGCAGCCGTTCCGATATAGCCGTCTGAACCGCTAAAGCTCGTCACGCCTGAACCTGAGCCATTTAGATTCCGTCTGGTGTAACCCGTAGTAACCCCGTTGAAGCGAATAACAATTCCGCCGTCTGCGTTGTCTATGCGACCAGATACCAAAATGCAAAGGTCGGTGAAAGTTTGAGGAATTGAGGTGAACTCAATGTATGCCTGACTAGAAGCTAGTTCCTGATGTTGAATCACCTGCATTGTCACGCTGCCACCCCAAACAAACTAAATGTGCTCCCAGCTGCAAAGCTCCCAGCAGTTAGATAGAACTTGATTTGATTGACTGCGTTGGTATTAGCCCAGCGACCTGCCCCAGCCGTAGTATCGGTATCGCCGTTGTCCCTGCTAGAGCGTGAACGAATAAGCGTTGTCTTGTGCTTGTCGGTTGCGCTGTAATCCATAATTGACCCCTGGGCGATTGTGTAAGCTCCCGAAGTTGCCAAGCCGTAGTTATAGCCCGATACAAAGATGTAGCTAGTGCCTGTTGTGTTGCTTCCGTAGCTTGCACCCCAGCCTGACATTCTCACATTTGAGTAGTTAGCTCCCGTGTCTGCGTTGAGTTGCATAACACAAGACTGATCGTTGCTAGTGCCAAGAATTGAGATAGAAAAAATTAGGTCACGATACCCGCTAGGGATTGAAGCGAATACAACTTCCGAGTCTGTCCCCGTTAGGGTTATCGTTGCCAGCGGTGTATAAGTATTAGTAGGCATTATGCCGCCTTTATTCCGTAGAGCGAGAAGCGAGAGCCGATAGCCCAGCTACCGCTCGCAGGTGCAAGTGAATAAGAAGTCATAGCAGCGGTGTTTCTCCAGCTTCCAGAGGATAGGCTTACATGGTTTCGGCTAGTGCTTCGACCTGCAAAAGTTCTAGTGGTCTTGTATTTCGTAGTTTCAAACGGGTCAAGAATGTCTACAATCAAAGCGCTAAAAGCACTTCCAGCTTCATCGCTCGCTACCGTTGAGTATTCAAAAATGCTTGTTTGGTTAGCGTCTCCAGCGGATTGAACAGCCGAACCATTACCCAACAACCAATGCCAAGAATAGTTGCCACCTGTATCGCCGTTGATTCGATAATTCACAGCGTTAGTAGTTGTGGTGCAGCGAGTAGTTGCCCTAATCTGCAAGTGTTGATAAGTGCTTGCGTAAGTAGATAGTGAGCTAAAGGTCACGCTAGAAGCAGTGCTAGTAAGCACCTGTGTTTCGAGTAGGTCAAAGCTGCCAGCGCTCACCCCACTAGCAGCTAGAAAGCCTAAAGGGATAAGCATTAGCCCAAGTCACCTACAAGTAGGTACGAACCCGAAGCTAGGCAGATAACAGTTGCTCCCGAGTATTGCCCGGCAGTCTTTAGCTTGCTTCCCTTGCTGTTGAGAGTCACGCCTGAACCTGCTGCGAAAGTAATCTGCCCCGAACCGGTCTGCACAAAGTCAATTCTCTGCCCTGCAGTTAGGTTGTTGTCAATTGTGATGGTGATCGCGCTTCCGGTGCTGTTGATTGTATTACCAGCATCAGCAGCAACAGTCGAGTAGTTGGCAGTCTTGTTGCTAACACTCCCCGTTGACAGTAGATCAGTCCAGGCTGAGCCGTTGTAATACTGAAAGACATTTGTTCCGGTGAGGTAAGTCAGCTGTCCCTCTAGCGGAGTTTCGATTGCAGCGCTGCGAGCAGTTGAGTCAACAAAGACAGCAACGACCTGCGACATTAGGTATTCGTTTAGCTCCGAAGCGTTGAGCGGAAACCCGTTGACAAAAGTTTTATAGGACATTCTAAAATTCCTTCCAAAGCTCTAGTGTAGTGAACCATTGGTTTACATTTATGTTGTGACTCACCTTAGTAATGGTGTAGCCCTGATCTATGTTCAATTGAGGTGTTTGATACTTCACAGCGATAGTCTCCCCTGGCAGAAGCACAGCCGCGTGAGTCAGATTTCCTAGCCTGTTGATTGCTGGGGTTTCTACGCTCTTTACCAACTGCTTCTGAGTCTGATTGAATACGGCCTGCGCCCAAGAAGTCAGCTCAGCTTCGTCAGTTGTGTTCAGGTCAGCATCTAGAGCAAACTCCCCGTAAAGTTCAATTGAGTCGGTGTTGCGAACTAGCACCGATGTAGCGCTGTCAGACTTTAGGGATACCTTTAGCGAGTTGAATACAGCATCAATGTCCGAAGCAACTTCTAGATCACTCATGCATAGGTGTAGCGCATCGCCGTGATTGTTGCCTACTGAGTAAGTGCTTTCAGTTACATCGGGAGCGGTGCGAGGGATAAAGACAAATTCCTGAGTTTCAGGGTCAACCCAGAACAACCCCAAGCCAACCTGAATAGCGTCATACAACGGAGTGTTAGGAATGAAGTCTGTGAGCAGTTCGCCCGGTATCTTTCCTCTAGTTGCAGCGCTAGAGCTGTGCAGGTCTGTCCCAAACTGATCAGCGAGAATTTCGACAACCTGATACGGGGTTGCATACCCGTCAGGGAACAGCTCTGTATCTGCGGTGTCTAGCAAGGCTAGGCGTGAGTTCACAAACTTCTTGAAGCTGTCATAGGCGGTTAGGCGCATCAGGTTCTGATTGCTGTCGCTGTCGTAGTTCACCTGGATAGTGTCAATAAACCCGTTGAACAGAGTTACATTCAGTAGGTCGCGCTCTAGTCGGACTCTTACCGGAACGCCGGGGCGGAAGGCAGGGTTCTGAGTCGGGTCAATAATTAGGTTCTGAAGCGTGATGCTTGCCTGCCCTGATTGTGGTTGGAAGTAGAGCGCATCTTGAACTTGCCCGCCGATAGAAGTCTGAACCTGCGAAGTGCTGCACTCAAAAGCTTGCCAGGTAAAAGCAATTGGGCTATCGCCTGCCAGAACATCTGTGCCGTTCAGTAGGGATACACCGATAATAAACTGATTAGCTCCCGCGAGAACATCATCGCCACCTAGTAGCGAGATACCCAAAATGAATAGGTTTCCCTCAGCGTCAGGTAGAAAGAACTCAACCTTTAGATCGCTGGCGATGTCGAAGTCGGTTAGAACATCACTCATTTGAGCAACTTCTGCAAGGTAGCGCCGGTCTGGTTTTGATACGCTTGCAAGCTTGATACAACGCCTGAAGCGTTGCTAGAAGGGGTATTTACGACAATGTTCTGATTGACAACAACAGGCGGTTTCGTAGTCGTTGGCTTGGTAGTCGGTGGCTTGGTGCTAGGCGCGGTAGTGCTGCCCAGAAACATATTGCCCTGAACACCGCTCGGAGTAGGTGCAGTTGATTGTCCGGAGAAGTTGACAGCTCCCTGCCCTTCAGTCCTAGACCAACCCCCATTCGCCATAATCTGCTTATTTACATAGTCAATAGCTTGCAAAGCAACTAGGACAGCGGTAATCGGCCCTAGAGCGCCCTTCATGCTAATTGCTAGTGCGTTTGTTCCGGTAGCACTTAGAGCGCTTACGACATTGTAAGCCTTCCAAGCGGCTGTGAGTGTCCCCACAACTCCTACAAGCGGAATGATTGCCTCGCGATACTTGATAACAAAAGCAACGACCTGCCCAAAGCCCTTGATCATGTCAACGATAACTTTAACAATTTCCTGAAGCATCTCGGTAGTGCCAGGCTGAGCCAGCCATTGTGAGAACTGTTGCAGGTAAGGCAGTAGCGCCATGCCTATCTGCTCTTGTAGCTCCCCGAACAGGATTTGCATACGAGCATAAGGGTCGGTATTCGAAGCAGCCTCAGCAGCGCCATCGAACTGTTGAGCCAGGAAGGCAATAGGGTCATCTACGCCCTTGACCGCAGGGAGCAATCGCTCTAGCGCTCCGGTGCTTCCCTCTAGTGCCTTTGCCATAGCCTGAGTTACAGCATCAAGCGACTTACCTGAACCTGCAGAAACATCTAGGGCAACGCCTAGCAATCTGTTGGATTCTTCTAGATCACCGGTTGATTGAGTTAGCTTGGCGAAGGCTGGGCGAAGTTGGTCATCAGCAACCGAAGCCTGAAGCTGATACTTGCCAATAATCTTTTCGACAGCAGAAATTTGATTGTCTGTTGCCTTTGTAGAGGCTCTGAGCGATAGCGCTAGTAGCTCTTGAGACTTCGTGTCCTCGATTGCAGCCTTGGAAGCTTCTTTGAGCTGATTGATGACAACACTTAGAGAGAAGCCTAGACCGATAGCGCCCAGAGCAGACTTCATGCTCTTGCTTATCTTGCCTACTGTCTTGTTGAGTCCCTTGAGGTCTTTGGCAGCGCCGTTAGTAGCGTTGGTGAGCTTCTTGAACTCTCCCAAGATTTCAACATTGAGAACTAGGCTCATTTGTTTCGCTCCTCAACTACTTTTCTAAAGGCTGCCAATTCTGCGAGAGTTAGCTGTCTGATTTCGCTGGGCGGTAAACCTGTTGCCAGGCTGAATCTCGCCATGCGCTCAGCTGCTTCCTCTCTTACTCTTTTTTTGCGTCAGCAGTTAGGAATCTGATTGCTTCCTGTTGCGTTAGCTTCTCTGTGTCCTCAAACTTGAATGATGCATCTTCTCTGCGCTTAAAGATGTAATAAAGCACTCGCAAGGTTCTGCCTCTTGGCTTGCCGTCTGCTAGTAGATCATCAAACCCGGAATTGAGCATCAACTCGAGTTCCTCAATCTCACCGAGGGTAAGTTCCTCAATCTTAATCATCTGCGTTTCTCGCTTTCGCTGTTTCTCTGACAATGAGCTGTTCTAGCTCGCGGAGGTAGTCTTGGTAGACTTCCGTTCTCGTCAATCCTATCGCTTTGATGAAAAAAGGCTGGGGTTTTATGTTGCGTTTGAACCAACCCCAATGTATCGGGTTAGCGTAGGGCACTCGCCCGTTGTTACCGGCACTAATTGAAACCCTGCCTGTTGCTCTTGCAGCAATCCTGATTGAGTCCCTGAGCGCCCCAGAGCGAACCGGAGCCAAAGTCTTTGCCTCATTGACAACCCTGTCAGCTGATCTCTTAGCTGCATCGGTTATCTCTTTGTTTGGGACTCCAACATTCTGCAACGCTTTAGTTACAGAGCGCAGTCCCTTGACCTTGACTCCGGATTGCTCCATAAGGTTACGCGGTTACAATCTCCACGCCGTAGTAAACATCGTTGGCAGGGTCATGCACAGCGTTGTCAACTCGTAGGGTCACAGAGAAGGTAGAAGTGTTGTTGCTGGATAGCGACAGCGGAGGAAGCTCATTGAACTTGACAGTGCCCTCGTAGTGAGGCTGGTTGGAGCTTGCAGTAGCGTTGCCGTTAGGTGCAATGGTGAAAGCTGCGGTAGTTCCGAAGTTAGCCCATAGCACTCGGTAAAGGGAAGCTGCGTCACCGGACACAATACCCTCTAGGGTCAAAGCCCACTCGCCACCTACGCGCTGCTCGCAGAAGGTCTGAACATCGCCAGGAGCATCTCCGAGCTGAAGGTCAACCATCGTAGCGTCACACTCGTAAGCAGTAGAGCCAATTTTGAAGATGATGTTTTGCGCTTGAATACGCGTTGAAGCTGCCATGATGGAAGCCCTTTCTTTAGATCGTGAGTTCTATTTCTACATTGACAGTAGTTGCCAGGTATTCGGCATTGTTGGTTTGCAAGTTGTAAGGGTTTGCGACTCTAAGAGTGCGAGCGTATCTAATGCCGTGAAGTGCCGTCAGCACATCGGCGATAGCTTCATCAAGCTTCTCAGTAGCCTGCTTGTTGGTTGCGGTTGCTGCAACGACTACAAGCTCCAAACTCATTACAAATTCCTTACCTAGCGAGCTAGGTGTCAGGTAGGGGTTAGCGCTGTTGATAATCACAATAGGCGGGACAATACGCTCTGGCACATAGTCCAGAACAGTTAGCCCGGCAGCATCAAGGTCTAGCTTGAATTCCTGCTTGGTTAGTGTGATCTCGTTAGTCACTAGACTCCGTAATTGACGAAAGGCAACAGCAGAGGATAGACGGAAGACATAGGGTCTTTAGCGACCCTCATAGGACTGCCGTCTAAACTCGCAAACTGAGCAATGCCGTTGGGCGCAGAACGCCTGTGGAATAGCTCCGATGCACAAATCAGAATAGCCTGGCGGTGAACCTCATCTGGAACAGTGTCAATTGCTCCAATGTAGTTGCCGACTAGGGCATTTCCAGCAGATAGGCAGGAGTCAATAAAGCTTCCTGTTTCATCTGTTCCGATGTATGCCTGGAGTTCCGCAAGCGTTACTGCGCTCATTCGATACCTACTACGCTACTACGTCAATCTCGACAATTGCGCCCGCGAATGGGGTGGTAATTGCCATGTAGCCGTAGACAGAAACGCTGTCGGTCAGAGTGGTGATCTCGGAGTCAGTTAGGCGAACAGGTGCGCCTGCGGACTCAAAGGTCTGGATTGCTGCGCTGTTAGCCATGTAGACCTTGTTTGCGGTCATAGCAGGGTCAACAACAACAGGCAAGCCGAATAGCTGTCCAGCTAGTCCAGGAATGTTGGCAGAACCGATGTTGTTCACGCCAGCGCCGTTTACTAGGACAACAGGTCGGCCATCTTCGCCGACAATGGTCATCAGCTTCTTGTAAGCCTCTGGGGAAGCAACAATAGCCTCTGGGCGTAGACCGGTGTTCTCAAAGATGTAGGTAGAACCATCAGTGATCGCGCCGATTAGAGCAGCCGAAGTTAGAGCCGAAGCATCAAATACCTTGCCGGTGTAGCTCAAGCCCTCAACGTGTGCCACTAGAGCAGCGTTGGTTGCGTTTGCGTAAGCAAGGGATAGTGCGCGGAATACGGTGTTCAAGTAGTCAACCGAGCTGCGCTCAATGGTCTGCTTGGTGAATGAGGTGTAACCGCCGTAGGTCTTGACAGGTGCAGAAACGCTGTCGATGGTTAGGTTGCCGAAGCTTAGAGCCTCGCCCTCTGGGTCTTGAACGCCAACTGCAATAGTGTTAGCCGAAACCTGTGCATACTCAACGGTCAATCCGGCAGCTGGTAGCGCTCCGCGAGAGAACACCGATAGAGCTGGGCGGTTGTTGTCAATTAGGTTGTCAATGTAGCCGATGAAGCCAGGTAGTGCCACGGTGTCAGCCGAAGTTGAAGCAGCGCGAGCAAGCTCTACTGCGTCAGCGTCACCCTTGAGTAGCTTCTTAGCAAACTCGCCCTGTGAGCGAATCTCTGCGCCAACAATAGCTGGTGCGGAAGAAGTCTGTCCTGCCTCTACAACGCGGCGCAATTCTGCCACCTCGTCAATAACAGAACGAACCTCTAGTTCCATGTTCTCAGACATAGTTCTCTTTTCTTGTTCGTTTTCGGGTTCTAGATCGGCAGGGATTTGCTCCTCGCGAACCTCGGTTATGTTTGCGCCTGCAAAGGCTGGGAATGGCACGACAGATACCTCTTTCAAGGAAACCTTCGTGCGTGTAATCGTTGAGCCGTCTTTCTCGGATTCAACCGGAATAAAGCCCACCGAAAACTTGTTTAGAACGCCATCGCGCATAAGAGTCAGAACCTCATTGCCTCTAGCGGTGTCAGATACCTTAGCGACAATTTCAAAGCCTGCCTCAGTATCTCTGCCCTCTACAACCTTGCCAATAGGTTCTTCGTGCCCGTAGAACAGCTTTACATCGTCAACATCAGCAATTGCACCTGGAGCGAAGCGCTCTTGATACATACCGCCAATGTCTGCGCTCTGCCCGTAAGGGACAGCAAGCCCGACGATAGTGCGCTCCTCTAGATCAGCGCGAGCCTCAAAAGCTCTAGTTTCGATTTCAGACATTTAGTCCCTCTTTCTCGCGAACTTCTTCAGCAGATAGGAAGCCTGCTGCGATGCCGGTTGCGTAGTAGTTGTAGCGGGTTGCTACATCAGCGCGGAACAGGTGAGCATAGTCAAACTCAACCCTGGTGCCTCTTGGAAGGCAGTTGCTCAGCGCATCGGTTATTGCATCTGTGTAGTTCATCAAGGTGTGGCGATAAAAGACCTGATTCTCGTCTTGCAGATTCGTATAAGTGTCAGAACCGCCAGGCACAGTAGTGATAAGCAAGCGAGCAGGAATACCGAAAAGACGAGCGATAGAAACAGTATTCTGCTCAACAATGTCAGTAAATAGCGCTTCACGCGGTGAAAGTGCAACCTGTTGATAATCGAACCCATTACCCAATACCGCAATCTGTCTGTTCTGTTGCTTATTGTGCCAATTGTTAGTAACTGTATCCGCTTGCTCGGCGTTTAGGGCTTGATTGGTTTTGAGGATACCGGTTGGGACACCTGCCGAAGTAAACCAATTCTTGGCGTAATCTCTTAGATCAAGAGCAGCGGATACATCTGAGCGACAGACTTCAATCGGGGATAGCCCGCGCAGGTTGCCTGTCTTGCTGAAAAGCTTTAGGTGTTCAATCTCGGTGCTGGTGTAGCTCTTACCCATGTAAGAGTAAACGACACCTTCCATAATGTTCTGGTCGTTCTTGTAGGCAACAGACACAGCGGAAGCCGGAAGAATAGTCAGGTTGTTCACCTGCCCGTTGCTGCCGTAGTTCTTGAACCAGAAAGCATTGCCCTCCAGAGCCAGGCTAGTGACAGTCTGAAATAGGAAGTCGCGCCTGTTGCTGTTGATGTCAGGCTTGTTGACTAGAACCGGGTTCTCAATCTTCAGCTCAATACCGGTAGCAAAGCGGTAAGTGTCAATCGGCATTTTGCTAATCGGGGTGGCGATGATCTGCACCGCGCGGTAAACCGCCGTTAGGGTAAGCGCAGTATCGGCTGTAACGACAGCAGCTGAGCGGGTTGGGACAGTTGGTTGTGCGGCGCGAGATTCAATCTCTGTGCCGAAAATTCTTTGCCAAAGGGAGGCCATAAGTTCCTATACTAAGTGCAATACAGCATTTAGAATACACCAATTGCAGCGTGTTCCGCTCTTGAACTCACATAAAGCGACATAACAGTTGCAAGCAGAGCATCTATCTCACCGAGCGATTCCTTGCGACTAATCAACCAAGTTTCGCCTGAATACTTAGCAATACCCCTAGGCGATTGCACAATCAGCAGCGGGTCGTTGTTGTGTTTGGCTTCTCCGTTGGCAAGCATCGAATAGACAACAGAGCAAGCAGCGCTGATCTCTTTAGTCCACAATTGCCAGACCGGAAAGCCTGCCAACTTCAAGCGCTTGCCTAGTCCGGGGAGCGCTCTATCGTCAAGAGCAATTGCCCTAGGTGCGTAGCGGTGATGCAATTCGACTAGCGCATTGAACAGCGTGGTTTCGTTCGGGTTCACAAAGGTTCTGACTAGCTCGGTGTGATGTTCCTCACCAACCTGATTAGCAAAGGCAATTGTGGCGTGTTCCCAATTCTTGCTTATGTCAACTGCAAAGACTCCGCCGGTTTGCGGGATAGAGAGCCTGTCACCTGCCTTACGGAAAGTGTCCGAAGGTATCCAGCTTGCAGCAGTTCCGCTGATGAACTGATTGAGTCGGTATCGCCTGGCTTCGTGTTCAGGAATTGTCTTTAGATCAGATAGAACATTGTCAAGCGATAGTCTGCCCGCGCTGATTGAAGGGTTAGCAGCCTTCAGAGCGTCAGGGTCGTCAACTTTTGCGTGTTGCGGTGCTTCCCAACAGAAGAAACCAAACCGCTCCAGGTCAGGGTCGCCCGCAGCTGCACTCTGTCCGGTCTTGTAAAGGTCAAGCAGTGTTTCGCTGTTCTGGTCACCTGCCGTTGTAATCCCGATAACAATGCCATCCTCACGCTGCGCTGTTCCTAATACGGCAGCGCTCCACATTCCCCTTTTGAAAAGGTGCAATTCATCGGCTAGTGCCATACTGATAGGGATACCTTGCAAAGCTCCCTCTTTAGCTGGCTTGACATCGTAACGGCCTGTGCCGTCAGCGGTGACAATTCCTCTGGACTCGGAAGCCTTTTTAAATCGCTTGCTCAGAAATTGGTTGCTCTGGATTACGAACAGCACTCGGTTGTAAATGATTCGTGCCTGATCTATTGAGCTTGCCAGGCTGATTACCGAAGCACCGCTTTTCTGGTGCATGAGCATTCCGTAGACACCGAGAATAGCTGCCAGAAGTGACTTTCCATTCTGCCTGCCCATAGAAACTACTGCTTGCCGGTAGCGGAGTTGCCCGGCGTTGGGGTGTCCCTCGGGGTAGCGCTCTAGCAAGTGCCGTATCAGCCACTCTTGCCACTCGTCTAGCGTTAGCCCGTCTGGGAGTTCTGGGCTTTTCCAAGCGACTTTCACTAGCTCAATGAGCTTATCCCCGTCAGTAGGGAAGTGCTCGCTGAGCGGTTGCGTGTAGATCGCGGGAAGCTGGAGCATTAGCGCGTGAGCAGTTCCTCAATCGGGTCGAAGTCAATTGCCTGAGCCGACAACTGCCTGGAAAGCTCAAGAATTGTCTTGCGAAGTTCCGCTGCTGTGCTGGTGTGCGGGTTCTCGTCAAAGGACTTTGCCAGAGCGAGAGCTAAGCCTGCAATGACTTTCTGTTCAAGCCCAAGGTCGATACCTTCAAGCCAATTCGTTAGGTGTTCCTCAATCATTCAGTTCAGCTCCTCGGATAATTTCATTCGTTCGTGAAAAAGAAAGT